GCTTCCAACGTTTCAATACGTTGTTGGTATTGTTTTTAACACGCCTCTTCCTGCTGGTGTTACAGTTCACGTTGAAATTGGTTCAGCTGCTCTTGGTGATATGGGAATGGATTGCATTCCCGTACGTACAATTGCAAATGATGCAGACTTTGCACTTGCAGTAGCAGCAGGAACACAACCACAATACATTTCCTTGACAGTACATCAACGTCAAGAACAAAATAAGATTTCCGTAAATCAGTATCCTTTATTCAACACGTATAATGTTGTTACAGGAGAAATTGCAGCTGCTTCCTCCATTTTTACATATGCTGAAAGTTCATCAGCTACGGTTAATCCATATATTGGAATGCGTGTTGCAGTTGATAGCACCGGAACAAATTTTACTTTTGAGCAATACTTGATCAACGTTGATAACGGACCAATGCTCGGCTATCGTAATCTTTCACAAGTTGCTACAGGAACATATTGGTTTGAGCCAACTTCACAAACATTACATTTGTGGGATGGACAAGCGTGGGAAACGGTAGAAATTATTAACACAAATGAAACATCAAAGGGGATTGTTGTAACACGTCCTATTATTGGTACACCATTGCAGCTACCAGCATATTTGAGCAACGTTGTCGATGATAATTTGATTGGTACGTTGTGGTATGATACAAATCGCCAACAACTGTTCCAGTATCAAGCAACTGGTTGGGTTCGAATCACCAATGTTATAATTGCAACGGGTGATCCATCATTGCAAACAATATGGAAACCAGCAAGTAATTTTGCTCCTTATGTACCACAGTTAGTCGATTGGGATCAGCGAACAGAACCACAATATGCAACACAGCAAGCAAACTATATTGCGAGTGATGAAATTAGTTTGCAAACGACAAATCCTTCTTGGACAACAGCACAGATTGAAGCTCAAGCGCAAACAGATTGGTACAATTCTCAAATTGTTGATAGTCGTGGTCTTTCACCGACAGGCACGTGGATTGGTGACTGGGAAATTCCAAGTCAGATGTATTATAATCCCAATCACCAAAACAAAGTTCAGATTGATCTCTCAAGTCTATCAACACATTTGCAAACAATCATTTCAGCCCAGCCACCAGTCCCTGGATTACTAGGTGGTGGTGTATATTCCTTATTACAAAACCAGTACAACTATGGCCTCGGTGGAACAATTCATGAACACAACGATAGTTACGATTCTTTGATTTCAGCATTTAACGTTAACAATATAACACCGCCGGGTTTGATTTCATTTGCTCAAGAGCAATATCAAAATCAAACTCTATTTGCCGTTGATACATATCTTAGCCACGTTGTATCAACATTTGTTGGCGGATCAACGCTTTCCATCGTTAATCCAGCAGCAGCATTTAACAATATTATTGTAACGGCTCTTCAAGATAATGTTTTCTTTGGTGAAATATATGGCGATAGTACAGCTTACTATCAATCACTTGGTGTTCCAAACTGGATTGCAACGCCAGCGATCTTTGGTCTTGCTCCAGCAGTTGAGCCTTATGTTGTAATCGATAGAAATTTAACAGAACCAAATACGGGATCAGACATATGTGAAGTTGTATGTCATGATGGACACCGTATGCAAATTACATACTCAGCAACACAAGAAGATACATTTGCCCGCGCAATTTGCAACACTGTTGATACACGTGTTGCAGGACAGACATATGGTAAGATTACCACTACAACGCCACCTACAACAATCGCTAGCTTAACGTCTACGTTTGGTTCTGCACGGACAGTTTTATTTTGGTATCAAACAGGTGGAACGCTTCCTGTATTCTATCGTTTAGGAATTGCATCAATTTCGACAACATCACCAACAGGATCCGCAATCGTCAACGGTGCATTGTGGTTCAATACAACAACAAATACGTTGATGGTCTTGACGGGTACGGGATGGACTCCACTTGATCCTACACACGTTGGTGATGGATATATCGGTGGCGGATGGATTGAGACTCGCTTCCAAGAAGTATTAGCTTATACTTTGCTTGAGATCGAACAGCAGCTTTGGAATGTAATTCCACCATACTTTGCACCACGCTTTGACTATGCAACTACTGTTGCAACGCCTACTAATGCATCATTGTCAAAACAATATTTTCATGATCAGTTTTCACAGTACATTATTGATAATAACATTTCAACGCCATTCCAAAACACATACTACACACCAACAAATCCATTCACGTGGAACTATTTGAAGAGTGGTGTTGCAACACCACCATATACAGTAACATCATCTCGCCCAGCAGGACAAAATGCTTCTGACTGGAGACAGCTGTATACCAATTGGTTTAATACACCATATCCTCATCTAGAACCGTGGAAATTACAAGGATATGCTAATCTTCCTGTGTGGTGGAAGGGGACATATGCACCCGCCGTTCCTAGTCGTAGGTGGAATTCAGTAATGTGGTACAATGTGTTGAATGGTATTGTTCCAGTTGGTCAATTACTACCAAGTGGTGCTGTAAGTACCGGAGCTGCTGGAGAAGCATTGACGTGGACGTACGTACCTGTTAATGTTACTGATGGACCAATCGTATCAGGCAGTACATACAATCCTGATGATTTGCTACCACCATATATAACACCAGTTTCATTCCTACCATTCTATACTGTTCGTTCTCTTTATACGACATTCAGCGAAATTATTTCTGCAAATGCAGACTTCGTGTACGGTGGTGGTTCATTTGTAGAGTGGCAATGGAGAACAAACATTTCATACGCTTTTGATCAAATGAATGTTGCATTCCGTATAGAACCAACAAAGTTTTTTCATTATGCATTTGGATTAAACTTTGCTACAATCAATGGCCTTGACGTAGAAGCAATTTCTCAAACAGTATTCTCTCACTCAAATACGGTATTCCACGGTGATATGATTGGAACAAATACTGTATTCACAGCTCAAGGTTTGAATCAGTGGTATTCTAACTACAATCGTTATACTAGCCTGGATACAAACGATCAATTTCGTCAGCTGTGGGTCAACTGGACACCACAATTAACATACTTATTTGGTGGCATTCTTGATATTAGCACGTTTGAAATTTTTAATCAATTCTTTAACATTGTTGCACAAGACTATAACATTTATTTGATTAACAATGGAGTTATTGCTGACGTGTGGATGGAAGGATTTAATGTTTCGTTGTTAAGCATTCCGCCAGGCTTTATGCAATACAACAATGAAGCGAAGTGGAAATTTGAAGTCAATTCGCTTGCACCAATTTCACGAACAATATCGTATTATCCTGCTCTTCAATTTCAATTCATGGTTGATCAAGCAACAGGTATTTGTACGATGTACAAGTATGCAAATACATATTCTAATAATGCTGCAAATAATTTTACTGTTGCAACAGATGTTACTGGTGTCTTCGTTGCTGGTTCGTCTGTATCAATAACAAATTCGATTATTAACGACGGTAAGTATTTGGTTACATCCTCTTACTATAGTCCATCGTCTGATACAACACAAATTAACGTTGCACAACCAATTCCATCAACGTTAACAAATGATGGTTTTATCACTTTACTTGGCGCATCAGTTCCATCGACGTGGTCAACGGGAACTGTTGTTGTTCTTAATGCAACACAACAGTTACCAGCGCCTTTGGTATTAGAAACACCATATATCATTTATTTGAACACAACGTTCCAATCTAATCAATTCATGCTTGCTGATACGTTGAACGATGCATTAGCAAATAATCCAATCACAAGCTATTCGACGCCCGGCACAGGAACATTCAAGGTTGGTCAATTCACATCATCATTCCAAGCATTTGGTGGAGCAGGAGCATCAACGGATACGTGGTATCACTATGAACTTGACACGTCTCGTGTTGAAACAGTAACGACACCATTCCAACTCAACGGAATGCAAAACTTGATCAATTTTATTGATGGTTACAACGGGTATGAACAAACTCAAAACGTTGTATTTAATAGTACAACAACAACAGACATCAATCCACTGACAGGTCGTTCTATTAATTGGCAGTATGAGATTGAAAATTTTATTAATCAATCTTACAATATACGCAACACACAACTCGTCATTAATGATAAGTTTCCCTTTACAGTCGTTGATCAATCAACAGGACTATTACAATTCACAACAGCACCAGCATGGAAGACAGGATCACGCGTTACTCTTGCAACATCCGGCGTTCTCCCATCACCGTTAGCACCTGGTGTTTCCTACTACATCAACGTAAGTGCAACAAATACAACACAATTCACGCTGTCTTTATATCCATCGTCGTCAGGCGGTCAGCCGATTCCTCTAACGTCGCTTGGTTCAGGTAACATGACAATTAGTTTGTACAATAGTCAATATGTTTATCCAACAATAGAAATTAATCCTCTAAAGAATAATATGTGGATGTCAACACCACAAGGTGTTGTTGCTAACGTATTCCAAGGACCATATCCGGACATCAGAACACAACAAACGGTATTTGATGCAACAGGTGCACCAATGAATGCATCAGAAATTATTGTTCTTCGACAAGATAAACTAACACGTCTTGCATTACGTAGCCAAATGGTCAATCCCGTTCTTCCAAATACGCCATCGGTTGCTCCATACCAACACATTGGTGGCGCTCATTTATTCATTCAAGATTATGAACATGCAATGGTGTTTAATGACTACACTGTCACGGGAAGCTTGATCTATGATCCTTTCCTTGGTTTGAATGCACAAAAATTTAATCTTGATTTCTATGAAAACCGTAACTACCAACTTCGTCCTGACCTTGGTGGTTATTTCTTGGATGCAGGAACTTTCACACGTAATATCGAAGGACAGGCGTATGATCTGCAACACTTGTACGATACATACACACAAACTCGTACGACACCAATGTCTAATACAGCTCGTGCATTGATTGATTATCAGCCCAATGCGTCGTATCTCGATTTGCTAAATGTTAATAATCAAACACAATTCTTGTTCTATCGTGGTATGATTCGCTACAAAGGATCTGTAAATTCCATCACAGCTTATATTAACTCTAAGCGTTTCTTGGGTGCTCAAGTTGATCAGTATTGGGCTTGGAAAGTTGCTGACTTTGGCGACGTGCGTCCAAAAGTATATCCAGAAATTGTATTGTTTAGTACTGACGGAGCCGTTGAAGATGTTCTTCTACAGTTCATGTCACCAATTGAACCATCAACAGATCCATATACTGTACAAGGAATTGCTGATGGATTCCAAATTGTTAATTTTGGTGTTCCAAATCGTTGGAAGAATCTTCCTGAACAAGAAGAGGATCTAACATACACGCCATACACATCTATTCCAACATACACAATCACGATTGGATCAATCGTTGGTGGTAGTGGATATACCAACGGAACATACAACGGTGTACCATTGAATGGTGGTTCGGGAACGGGTGCAGCAGCAACTATTGTTGTTACTGGCGGCAAAGTGTCAGATGTAATCATTACGGATAGTGGCAAGGGATATGCTACAACAGATGTTCTAACAACATCTAATGTTTATATTGGTGGCTCTGGCTCTGGTTTTAGTGTTGCATTAACAGCTCCTCCCGCAGCAACATCAAGTCCATTATTCTTGGACGGTGAAGCAACTTCTGTTCTCAAGATATTTGCCGGTTCAGTACCAGTATTACCAGGACAAGAGAGTCAAGTAGACTACTGGTATGATACAACAACAAACGTAACATACGTATGGTCTGGTACAGCTTGGGTGGTTGCAACCAATTCACCAATTAATGTTACAACAGAATTAGCTTATGTAAAACTAAGCTCTATTTCTGACAGCATGCGTGTTGTACAACATACACCAACATCGATAACAGCCGCTGGTGCTGACCTGAATCAATACACAACGACGCTATATGGTTTTGGAACTGGCGTTACAGAATTCCAACAAATCAACGCGGAAGTTGTTGCATTTAGCATTCCTGGATTTGCCAATTTGCTAATGATCTATGGAATCAATCCAGCACGCAAGTCAATGAATCCATCAAAGCTAATTGATACGCAAGCAAATGTTATTATTAGCAACGTTGAACTATGGCATCCAGCTTTGGGATACAATTACTCTGTTGCTGAACAAAACATTGATTTGTATAGCTATTCAGATCCAGCACAATATTCAGTAACAAATAATCCTAATAATATTTCAACGCAGCCTTGGAATACACAATATACTGGTAAGGTATGGCTCGATACGTCTGCAATTGGCTATGTCCCATACTATGATGCAAACGTATATCCAAACGTCAAGGATCGCCTTGCAGTGTGGGGGGACCTTGCAGCTTGGGCAAGTGTTAATGTATATCGTTGGGTTGAGACAAGTGTTCTTCCTTCTAATTGGGACGCATTAGCTCAAAGTCAACAAGGTTCGCTACTCACTACAAACGTTGCAACAGGAACGGCCCGCAAAACAATTTTCCGTCGTACTCGTACACCAATCCCAACTTCATGGGCACCAGGGACAACACTAACATCACCAGGCAATACATTAAGTGTTGGCGATCTTGTATTGTTTACAGGAACAACGCTTCCAACATACACAGATGGTACAAACGCTGGAACAATAACACCAGCAACGAATTACTATGTTGTTACTACAGGAAACAATGGTACATATACGATCTCAGCTACATACGGTGGCCCAGCAATATCAATAACAGATTATACAACAATTTCTGGTTCTCAAGTAGTCAATGTCGGTGGTACTCAAATACTAACGAGCTCAACGGGACTCGCATATGCACCAGCAACAGCTGGATTAGTTACAGTTAATGTTGGTGGTAACCAAATTGGTACTAACAGCACAGGATACTCTACAACAACATTCCCAGCAACAGCGGGCTATCAGGTAGTCAACGTCGGTGGTACTCAAACGGGTGCCAACACTACAGGATTTGCACCAACGGTTCCTGCAACGCACGGACATGCTTATTTGTCTGCAACAGGTATATCTAATGGAACAAATACTGGTCTTTATCATGCAGCAACGGCAGGCTATCAAGTTGTTAATACTGGTGGTGGACACTCTGCAAGTGAAGCAACAACGTTGCCACTTGGTAATTATACAGGATACTTACTTGTTAATGGACTTGGTGGTACAGGAGGATACGGAGGATACTGGGGTTCGGCTTCAATACCAACATATGGATCAATTCTCGCAAGAATTAATTCATTGTCAACGTACGGATGGCCACCTTGTACGGCAACACTCGACGATACAGGAAACATTCGTATAACAAGCAATGAGACTGGTGCATCCTCAACAATCTCAATGCAAAACTTGTCGATTTTTGGATGGCCATCTTTGTGGCCAAGCTTGCCAGGATACGTTGGTCTTGAGCCACCTGTTAATGGAACGAATGAAATCAACCATACGTATACTGGTAACGTTGTTATTAATGGAATACCTTATCCTGTAAGCGTTGTTGCTTATACGACACAAACGTATGGTGTATTAATTTCAGCAATACAGTCTGCAATTGGTAGTGCAGGAACAGTATCAATTGTTAATGGTCAGTTGCAAGTTGTAAGCAATTCTACTGGTGCAAGTTCTACAGTCAGTTTTGTCAACACTGGTACATATCCATTGTGGAGTGCATTAGGCGGCATTGGTTTGACTGTTGCAGGAACAAATTCATATACACCAACATATACAGCAAATATTACAGTCAATGGTACGCCGCATTCAATTTCTGTTACGCAGGCATCTGCTTCAACATATACAGTATTAATATCACAACTTCAAGCACAAATTGGTGGAACAGCAGTAGTCTCATTAACAAACGGTAATATTCAAATTCAAAGCACTACAACTGGTGCTTCCACTTCCGTCTCAATAGCTGATAATAATTTGTTCTCGTCATTGACAGGATACGTTAGATTGAATACATCTGTTCCAGGAACTAATTTCATTGGTTCTGCAACATATTCAGCAACAATCACAATCAACGGTACATCACACTCGCTCACAGTTGCTGGAACAGCTGCACCAACATACGCTGATCTAATTACATATCTATCAGCAAATTTACCAAATGCTACGGTATCCCTTGATACTGGAAATATTGTTATAACAAGTAATGCACTTGGTACAAATTCAACAGTTACAGTTGCGGACAATAATATGTTTAGCTCTTTGGCTGGTTATGTTGATATAGAGACACCGGTTGTTGGAACTGCTGAAATTAATCCAACATATACGGCATCAATTAATATTGATCAATCAACCCATCCAATATCAATCACTGGACAAAATGCTCAAACGTATACAGATTTGATCAATCAAATCCAACAACAAATTACTACACTAGCAGGTACTGTTGGACTTGTATCAGGAAATCTCCAGGTAACAAGTAATACATCTGGACCAAATTCGTCGTTAGTAATAACAGATACAAATTTGTTTAGCTCTTTGACAGGATATATTGGTATCAATTCTCCTGTTGCTGGTGCAATAACAATACCATCGTCTGATTTTACAATGGTTCCTGCATTTAAACCAACAGACTGGACAAAAGTAACTTTGGCTTCTCAACGAGTATACATTGCAACACTTCCTCACATACTAAATGGTGTTATTCCTGTTGGATTAGGAATCATACCAGTCGATCCAACGTTATTTAACATTGGTGATTCTGTTTCAATTTATGTTAATGGTAAACCAGTCAATCAAACGTTTGTAATCGATAATGCATATCAAGTAACGCCAGCAATTAATCAAATTCTTGCTGACCGCGACGTTGTTGACGTTATACGCTCTTTGCCAGCTTTGACATCTGCTCAAACATCGTTTAATCCAGACGTCTATGATGATGGTACGACACAAGAACAACTTGAATACAATTATGAATATAGTACACGTCAGTACTATGACCAAACAGGCAATTTAAATACATTATATTATTACTGGGTTCAAAACGAAACAACAATTGATACAACACGCGAAGCTGCTATTTCTCCATATAGTACGGCACAAAATTTTGCATCAATTCCAACACCGTACATGGTTGTTCAACTACCATTAGATGATCCAACGTTAGCAGCACGTTTTGGTTTTGGTATTGCATATGGTATTGAATTTAGCTTGTCGAACTTGTATGGAGTGTTGTCATCATTTGTTCCTGTCTATTATCGTCAAGCAATATTGCGTCAAGCTTCAACAACAATTGTTAACGGGACAGATGGTCGTTATGTTTGGAAATTCTTGCGCGACTTAACATTGCGTGATAATGATCAAGGCACAAATTTGAAGTCAAAACATCAAGAGTGGTTTTTGTTCCGCCAAGGACAAGACACACAAATACCTCTTGAGTTGTGGAATAGAATGATTGAAGCTATTGTTGGCTATACATTGGCAGATACTTCTGTACGCGTTCCGCAGCTATCATATCAATTATATGATGCAACAAATGGAACACAGACACAATATGGACTTGGTCCTAATCAAGCATTTGTTAATGGTACATTAGCGCTAGCAACAATCAATGCATATTTGAATGATCCAAATAATAACTTCTATCCAGTTGATCTTGGATCGTTCCTTGCAACGTATCCATTGAATACACCAGCTAATATTGCAACATCGTTGTCGTTGATGTACGATCAGTTCCCAGTACAACACGTCAATAATATCTGGTTTAATGTCCTTCAAGATGCATTGACAACGAAGGCTAAATATAAAGAGCTAATGAAGACGTCGTGGTTGTCAATTTATGGCGTTCGACTTCTTAATGTAAATGGAATTTTTGACGACTAATATGGCAACAATATACACAGCACAAATTATCAAAGGTCTATTCGCAATCGATCCTTCTCAAGGATTGATCGATTTTGTTGAAACTACGAAACCATATCACTCAAAGGTTCTTGATACGTTCATTTCATATGACTGGACTGATGATATTGTTTCGCTTGCAAAAGATCAAATTGTAATAACACAAGAGGCACCGGTTCCTGTTAGTCAGTCGTCATTAGATTATTACGATGTTGAACCATATGACATTGGTGGATATGATAGTGTTAGTTGGGCTGCTGTTCTTGCACCACCTCTTCATGATATTCCACTAAATGCAATTTACAGCATACCAACGCCATCGTTGCTTCCTTCGTCCTCAAATGCAAGAACATTTGCCATTCCAGGAGCAACAATCCCAACGACAAGCATTTATGCTATACACTTCTTTGAAACAAGAACATTTCGCTTGAATCAACCAACGGGAAATCAAGGCATTGGTTTAGATATTCTTTGGACAGCAAACCCATTTCCAATTTTAACTGGTGATGGAAGTACATACGTTGTAATTGCTGGTGATTGGACAACAGTTTTTCTACCTGGCTTCTATTTTTATACAGATTATTCTAGTTTTAACGGCGGCGCAACATTATTTTATACCGTTGCATCGTCTTCTTTCAACGGAACAAATACGACAATTAACGTTTCCCCATCACAAACGTCACTTTCACATGCAACATCAATCAATGGAGTTGTTTTTGATCCTACAGCAAAGATAACATATGTTGTTGCAACACCCGGAAATCCATATGTATTGCCAGCTATTCAAAGTAACGTCGCTTATGTGTTGGATATTACGAGTAGTATCGTTGGTGTTAATACAACAAGTAATTATTGGACGATTCAAGGAAATTATGCCGGAACGTCAATGACACCATTCACACCAGGAACAACATTCACGATTACAGGGAATACGGGGGACGTAAGTGGAAACGTCAATACAACTTACACGATTGTTTCTTCTTCTACTAATCCAATCTCACCGATATATACAGACGTGCACGTTGCTGAAACTATTGCAGGAACAGCATCTGCTACGGGAGCCTTAATATATCAGCTTGGAACATCTTGGTCTATTCTGTCTCTAACAGCAGGCTAAACCGATAAATATATAATAACAATAAAGGAAATACTATGAACGAGTACAAAACAACAGACATCGTCCTTGCTGCATACCTAAAACTAAATGGTTGCACAATGGTGAAAATTGAAAAGCAAGGACAAAAAGGAACATTCGTTTTTGATGATGTTGATACTACTTTGCTTGATGCATATGACCTAGGTAAAGCCTCCGTAGAACCTGTAACATTCAATAATGCAATCAAAGCGCTGACGACTAGTGTTCGTCGAATGGGATAATGATGAAAGACAAAATTGAAGCTACAGTTACTGGTCATTGCAAAATTACTGATGACCTAGGTAATGTTCTGCTCGACAAGCATAACGCTGTACATCCACAAAATTTATGCCGTGTGTTTGCACGTTCTTTGTCCAATGAATTCAATTATTTTATTGAGCGTATTGCATTTGGTAATGGTGGAACAACAATTAATAGCGCTTATGTTATTACATATAATCCACCAAACGATGGACAACCACCAGACGTTGGTACGTGGGATAGTCGAATTTATCACGAAGTATTCTCAAAAATCATTGACGCTACTGGTTGGCCTCCAACGCCAGGCAGTACAGCAGTAAATCCAAACCTTGGTGTTGATCCTGGATCAGCAGATTTAAATACAGGAGTTCGCATTGGTGGTGGTAGCGTTCCATCAGCAGATCCAACAGCAATTCCTCACGTATCGGGTCCTGGTGTTCGTTCATTAGAACTTGGTCTAACCTCACAGGTTATTGTTACAGCTGTGTTAAATGCTCAAGAGCCAGTTGCTCAAACAAATCCAACTAGTGTATCAACATTATCTGCACAAGACTTTATTTTTGACGAAATTGGTTTATACACGACGGGTGAGCAAGCAATTCCAACAAACGGCTATCAAAACATTAACGTTGGAACACACGTCTCAACAGACAATTCAGGTTTAGCAGCAACAACGTGGTATTCTTTCAACGTTGCAGCAAACAGTGGCCCTCCAACGACAGTTTCATTTACCACACCAGCAGCGGGGACGGGCGTTAGCGGTGCAATTACGTTTGGTGACATTTGTCAAGCTATCAATGCTGGATCAACAACATGGAATCCAACTTGGGGCGGTGGTAATCCACTTCCTGGAAATTCTACAATTGCTATTACTGATCTTTCTGGTGGTACGTATTCAACAATCACAGGCAAGAACACGTTTGGATATTTAACAATCCAGAGTGGCGCGTCCGGAACTGCTTCCACAATATCAATTACGCCAGGCGGCAGCGGTTTAAAAAATGGCACAACATCTGCTGACGCAGCAGACTTTATTAGTTCTTTAAATTCACCAATTGGTGGTATTATTCAAACACCTACCAATGGGCAAAATGCTGGTATTCAAAACGCTGTTTTGAGTCCATCAACCGAGCGAGAGCGTCTACTAACACACCTCGTGTTTAGTCCCGTTCTCAAAGCAGCAGGCAGAACATTGACAGTTGTTTATACAATTACAATTTCTGTTGCACGATCAACCGTTTCCAACTAAATGTTTAGGAGAAATATCGTGAATGTTATGACGTATGAGCAAGCAAGAGAAGTAATACAAGATGGCGATGTTGTATTTTTTAAAGATAGTTATTCCTGGCTACATCCTCTAAAGAATGCTATTCTGTTCTTTACAGGATCACCATTTACACATTGCAATATGGCGTTCTGGATTGAAATTGCTGGGCAAAAACGTCTAATGGCAGTTGAAGCACAAGGTGGAACAAAGCGCCGTGTTGTTAATATGAGCTTCTATGAAAACCGACAGATTGTTGTTGTCAAAGGCGTTAAGCCTTGGAGCGACGTTGCCAGTGATGCATTGAGCCAACTTGCAAAACAGCACTATAGTTATGGAACGGCCGTCTATACTGGAGCTCGCGATTTTTTCCTACATACGTTTGGAATTAAACTTCCAAAGGCAAGCGATCCTGGAGAAATTTGTTCCGAATTTTGCGGAAGACTTTCTGGTCTTGAAGATACAGATATCAGCCCTGGAGATTTATATAAAGCTCTTATGCTTGTATCGAACGAAAGATAAAAAGAGAGCCGCTAATGCGGCTCTTTTCTTTTACTGCTTTACTTTGCTGGAACTGGCTGAACGCCCGAAACGCCTGGAACAACACCACCTGCCACACCTGTCTGTGGATCTGTAATTCGACCATCAGACGTAACCATCTTGGTGAGTTGGTGGAAATATACCAATGCATTGATACCATTGTTCAATGTACGTTGTGACATAATGTCCCACAACTCAAGATTACCAGCTTGACGATCAGCCAGCATGCCTGTTAGACGACGACGATCTACATCATCGAGGTTGTTGATGGGGATGATCAGCCACATGCCGCTTGGGTGCTTGCGGATAACAGCACACTCGTGCATACGACCGTCTTCGAACTGAATCCACTCTACGTGGCGAAAATCCTTTGAAGGAACTGAATTGATAGCCATTGTAATTCTCCTGTTAAATTTTTGTTCAGGTTTTAACCTAACACAAATATTTACAAGTGAAATTTTTGTGGTTACCAATCGTAATTGTGTAAATATATTAGGGAAATAACAACATTTCAGAGCGATAACACAATAGGACCTTATATGAACGTAACTTCATTCTTCAACTTTCTTTCACAGCTGCAAGCAGCCATTCCTTTCTCTAGTGCCACGTGGGTTGTGCTAGCCATTCTCACATTTGTCGTTTGGCTGTTTTACAAGGCGAATAAGAACCCAAAGAGCCCGGTAAATTGGGAGGATATGATCCTCGAACACAAGAAAGTGTCTCCATACAAACTTGGATATCTTATTGGGTTAATTGTAGGAACTTTCGTTATTGTTCAGGCGTCAGACAACAAAACGCTGACAGAGGCATTGCTTGGTGTCTACCTTGCATATACCGTTGGTGGTGCAGGTTGGATGACATACTTGAACGGGAAAACAAATGCGCCCGCTCAACTGATCCCACCACCAGCACCAAAGACTGACGGGAAATAATTACTTCGATAGCATCGGGAGATAGTTGGTAAAGCTATCAGCTATCTTCTTTAACTCGAACTTGTGCAAGAACTTAACGAAGTGAAATAGTGAAAACTTCTTCTGTCGCGTTGTTTCACGTTCAATAACCTCTTCGATTAATTTACGAATTGGCTCTGGCTGCGCTTCGAGATTGATCAAAAGATCATTTTCTTCAAACAACTTTTCAACTTGGAACTCTGTTCCGTCTTCATGCTTCCACGTTTCCTTCATTAGCGAGACACGCTTAAACGGATCAGTGTACGCTTCTTTGATTCTTGTCATTCGAACGCCGGGATATGCTGCTTGAACATTATCGCCTGGGTCTCCACGAAGACACTTTTGGAAAAGATAAAACTTTGCATTGTTGTCGTATTCTTCAAGAGTTGTTTCTTTGTCCGTTGAAGGAGAGACGATACGAACGTTTGGTAGCTTGAGTAGTTGCATAAAGTCAGTATCGGTACTAACAATCACACACATATCGTCTGGACGATTTTGAACGAATCCAGCAATCAAGTCGTCTGCCTCAAGACGAGGTTCCATCAATGTAATAACTGTGCTATGATTGACGATGATATTCTCGAACTCACCAAGGTGAGCAAGGAATTCTTCATACTTCTTTTGTTGTGTAACGGACATATCTTTACGACGCTGTCCCTTGTACGGCTTCTTCGAAATGCATAAATCAGATGCTGTATATTCTTTACGCCAGGACCGACGATCAAACGCCATCACGACACCCTTCTTTGGCTTAAATTGCTTGTAATACTTATTGACAGTTGTCAACCCCATGTGGATGGCAAGACCAGTTGTTGTCTCAACGTCCTCGCCTTTGTTGACGAAGAATGACGCATACAACAAGTTTGAAATGTCGAGAAGAATATAATCGCACTCGATCGTTGGTAGTGTCGCTTTTGATTTTTTGTAAGCCATTTACTTTACTCCAAATATGTCGTTGATCAATGCTTGCTGTTTGCGAATCTCTTCCGGAATCCACTCATCAATCTCTACATCAGCGTACGCTCGAAGCCAATCTGCGAAAATATGACGATGGCAAAAATCATTCGGTGCTTCGTAGCACAAGAAGATTGTTCCGTCTGGAAACTGATCTGCAACATCTTGTGCACTGTACTGCGAAAGGATCTTCAAGTACTTTCGAGTATACAACTCTTCGTCTTTGTCGTCATGATACTGATTCAGCATGTCCCACGTTGGGGCGAATCGTGTATCTCGCTTTCCTTGGAAATAGTCAGGTGCTTTTCGGCTGATAGCAACAGCCATTGAGTCGCCACCTTTCTTTGAGTAGTACGAAGTGTAGAAACGCTTTTTCATTTTAGTCCAAAATGTTCTGCAATCTTTTTCGATAAATCTTCACGCCACAATACGTTAAAGTCTCTTTGATAGTCTTCGTTAAAGTATCGTATGCATTCCTTGATGATCAACTCATTGAGTTTCTTTGCTCTACCAGCAAGCTCCGGAGCAGCATATCCAGCCTCAAGCATAAGTTCTTTCATTCGCTCATTCACTTGAAAGCTCCTTCATTCGCTTTAGGATCGCATCTAACTTTTCTGTATATGCAGCTCTACAGCACGAAATGTGAACAGGATGAAACACACGACCAGAATCAGACTCTTCTTCCTTGTCGAGGTAATAGAACAGCTGCTGAACAAGAGTCTTTAAACTGTTTTCCATTTACTTTATTCCAAAGTGCGTCTGAACATCTTCTGTAATCTTGATTACATCGTCATCGCCAACGCCGTTTGATTGGTTAATAACAACGATGCATTCTTTGATCAGCAGCTCAGCAAATTTTTCTCTCCAAGCGATATCTTCTTCAATCCCATTCTGCATTCTCCAATATGGATTATTATGGGACATTCTTGTCTCGTATGCAGCCTGTTCAGCAAGTTCGTTGATTCGTTTATTCATTTTAGTCAAAATCCTTAACAGACATTTGGACAGGAACATCGTCATCGACACGTTCGGATAGCTTTGATTCGAGATCAAGATACATTCCAGCAAGCCACTTCTGGACAATTACTTCTTCGTCTTTGCCGTGAACGCCGTTTGCTTTTAAATACTCAACAAATGCTTCGTTCCAGTCAAGCTCGATCTTCAAGCCAAACTTCTCGTCGAAGCTATAGCCCTTGATTGTAACCCACGGATCGTTGCTTGCGCGAAGCTTGTCTTCTTCTGCTTTTGCATTACGAAGAGATGACGCTTCTGCCTCAGCTGCTTCCTTGTCCTTTTTCAATTGTGCAAGCGTTGCAAGAATTTCTTCTTGCGCAGCTGTCGCCTTGCTCTTTCCAAAAATCTTGTCTAGGAAACTCATAATTAAATCCTCGGTATGATATACAAATCAAGACCGTTGACAGTCAACTTTAACATTCCCTTTGTTGTGATATGAAAGTATCCGTCTGATACCTGCTTGAATAAAGGAATGATCGTCTTGAGTGAATACTTATAGGTGAAATCTGTGTTGGTGCCCGATCCGACAGGTTCGACGTGATCACCAAATATATAATTCAAACCGTCCTTGTTGACGTCTTCGATTTGAAAACTGATACCATCCTTATCAGATGTAAACGTAACAAGTTCCGCATCCATTGCAGTCTGTCCCTTCTGCATCGTTAGGACAGCTTCTGGTGTCATCTTGATCTTATACTTGACGGAGTCATTGAGAACCTTTGGAGCTGTAATTGTTGCTGGATTTGCGCAACGATACTCAACTTTGATTCCCTTGCCTTTCATTGTAAGACCACGAACAAATGAACGTCCGTCATTGTCTGTTGTTGTCTCCGCCTCAACGACAAAGTTATCGCTCGTCTTGACAAGTTCATAACGCTCAACGAAAGTGTTCAAACGATTCAATCCAATTGCATATGGTAGATCCATTGCGTGCTCGTGGAACATAACAACGGTCTTGTTCTCATCCATTGCACGAATCTTTACTGGGAGTTTAGCATCAGTATCACCTGCTTCAATAATAACAGCATCGAGCTTGATCAGCTGAGCTGTTTTTACAATATTCTGCAGGAATGCCAGCATCTTTTTATCTAATTGCATAGTATTCTCCTATTTTTGTTATTATCCCACATTTACACTAACCCTTCAACTTTGATGTGTGCTTACGTGTGGAACTGTGCTCTAGCGGAACAAACCCCTTTGGTAATAACTCAACGAGATCAGCGCGCGTGGGGACTTTTCCTGTCTCAAGCCACACACGAATTACCGTTGTATCGATCGCTCGTTGAACATTTGACGGTGTGTTCAACATAATTACAGCATATCGCTTTGTTCCGTCTGTCATAATCAACACGGTCGTATGCATAGCAGCTTGGATGTATCCGGTTTTCTGCAATTCAATCTTCCAACGATCCTTCGACCACGTATCGTTCAATGCGATCAAAACATTTGTCGTATGGTATAATGCATAGACAGGCTGGTGTTTTCGTGTAGCACCGATTTGGAATTGATATGTGTGTTCTGTACTGTCTTCACGAAGAAGATCAATTTCATTGACAGCTTTTGCAAGTAAAAGAAGATCGCTTGCTGTTGAAACATTTTCAGCAAGAAGACCAGTTGGATCAGCATAATGTGTATTCGTCATTCCAAGTCCAAAGGCCGTAGAATTCATCGCAGTAATAAATTCATCTAATCCTCCTGGGAATGTCGTTCGTGCAAGAATGGCTGCTGCACGATTCTCTGATGCCATTAGAGCAAGAACAAGAAGCTCACGTCGAGTAAATTGCATCCCAGGACGAAGTCGCGAACGCATAGAACTATATCGTGTGTTATACACATCCTCTTGAGTAATTGCTACTTTTTCGTCGAGATTGACGCCTGACTTAATCAAGACAAGTGCTGTCATCAACTTTGTCACAGATGCAAGTGGTCGAATCTCATTTGCGTTTTGCGAATAGAGAACTTCATTGCTATCGATGTCAACAACAAGAGCAGATGTTGCTTTGATGGGTAGCACAACTTGTTCAGGAACAACTGGAACAATGACGGTTGGAGGCGGAAGTGAGTTAACAAGATCCGTTAGCTGATCTACATTAATCTGAGGAACTTCAACTGGCGTTGATTCTTGTGCATAAGCAATGCCAAACGCAGACAGCAATAGCAATCCTCTTAAAATCGAGAGCATAATGAACTCCTAGAAAGAAAACAATGAATCAACCAACATGTCTTGTCTGGTTGGGGAATTTTTTCCGATGGCGTGGAGGATATTTTCGAGGGGGTTGTCAACGAGTCGCTCGATTTGAGCGTCGTAGTCGATTTTGAAATTGTCAACAAACCACTTTGGGATCGTGTCAATGTCTGTTGGGATTGCAATAGCTTTGAATTTTCCATTTACGTATGTGTCTGTTAGATAGAATACTTTGATCTTCATTCCTGAAGTGATTGGAGGACTGACTTTGTCGTGATATTGTTCCAAGCAGATGTTGTAGAAAATTGCTGCTGCAACGTGCCCTGGCAATCTTGCCTTCTCGTCTCGCTCGTAGTCAGTAGTATATTTTTCAACGTTGTTGCATCCTTTTGGTAATCCAAGTTCAAGAACATCTTCTGCAGCACGTAGCTGATCCTTATAGTCGACAATTGTTTCAGCAATCGTGTTCCAATCTTCACCCTTTAAGAATCGCTCAATGAACATATTCAGCTGTTTGGCAACAGCTGCAGGCATGCTGGTCTTCTTTGTATCAAGCCCCATCACCTTGAGATCATCCTTTGTTTTGCCCTCTTTGTCAACGATATGTAGGATATATCGTTTCTTTTCAACGAATATTCCACGATCAGTAATAATTTCCCGAGCAGCCTTAACTTTATCATCAAAGCCAGGATTGCACAAAAATGTCTCTCTCATAAATTCAGGAAACGAATCGTTGATCAATTTTGCAACACGATCAGCTATTTTACGGGCATCTGTTAGATTGTCCGTATACGTTTTGAAATAGCAAGAGTCTGTATCACCATAGACAACAGCGTCGCCGAGGTAATCGTGAATTCCTGTTAGCAATTCGTTTGCCTTGCCACACTGATAACGAAGAACACTACGACCAGTTCCTGTCGTTGACTCACCCATACGAATGTCATAGAACCTAAAGTACAGATTTGATAATGCACCGTAATATGAGTTTAGCTTGATCTTGAACACGTATTGCAAACGATCATAATATGCAGCCTGTTCTTTATCGCCTTCTTTTTCTGCCTTCTTCTTCAATGCTTGATAGTGCATACGCATTGCAAACCAATCAGCAAGAACCTGTGGAATAATTCCTTGATTCGTTTGATCGAATACTGTTCCATATCCAGAGATGGCCCATTTACGTTGCTTCAAATAATCACGCCAGTCTGCTGCTGTCTTTGTAAGAATCTGACCATTCGATTCGAGTCGAAGATCAAGCTCAACCATCGAACCCTTTGCAATTTCCTCTGCAGCTCTAACGTCATCAACGAATTGACCACGAAGAGTTTCTGGTGAGATGTTAATTGCACGAATAGCAGACGGATATAGTGATGTAATGTCGATCGATCCGACCCAACTATGCAAGCCGATCTTTGGTTCAAGAACATAAGCACCTTCAATCTGACGATCATTTGCCATGTCGGGTTGCTTCGTGTTTGGAACAATTAAGTTCAATGTGTGATGACAGTAATTAATCGTTGCAAGATCGTGCAGCTTCAACGAACCGAGCACGTGGCGGAATTGTGCTGTAGAAATGTGGACATTCAAGTTTGCAATTTCAACATAGCCAAGACGATCTTCGAATGCAGATAGAATTTCTGTATCTCGAATGTTGTATCGAACGAATAGTGAAAAGTTGTTTCGATATAAATCGTGCAAAGATCCGCTAAATGACAACTTTGGCATCTCTGGAACAACAGCATCGGCAATAGCAGACAGCTTAAACGACGCGCGTTCACCTGGCTCATACTTCTTATACAAGCGAAGATAGTCTAATGATACTCGACCATTCAAGTCGACAGTAATGTTTGTCTTTCCACCAGTAATCTCTACTTCACGAATCACAGGTGGTTCACACTCATCGAAACATAGCTTCTTTAACATCTTCGTACCGAGAACCTTTTCAATACGACCAACAATGTATGGCATATCGAAAAAGTCACTATTCCAGCCTGACAATATATCGCTATCTTCAATTTCAAGAAGGAAGTTTAGCAGCAGCTCTTTTTCATTAGTACAGATTATGAATCGAATATTACTTGGAAGTGGTGAGATTGTGTCACATTCTGTTATAAGACCATCTTCGGTGCCTTGCCAACCTTTAGGAGGAACAACAAGAACAACATATTCGTTCTTCCACTTGTGACAAATCGTAATTGAGCTGATCGGAGCATACGGATCTTTGGGCGAAGAGAATCCTCGCTCTTCGTCGTAATCGACCTCAATGTCATAAAACGATATATGAAGCTTTGGAGCAGGGACGTTATAATATTCTGTCGAGAGGATACGGAGATCTGCTGTGATATCGCTTTCGAATAGTTCGAAGTCGCTTTCCATCAAACGCTTACGCTCACCAAAGTAAGCCTTCTGAGAAGCAAATTCAAACTTTGTGCATTTGTTTCCGAAGATCGTTTCATCTTCACCGTCATCGTCAGCAACGTAGAAATAGAAAGGAGCACGATAGACTCTCTTCTCACGTGGGGAGTCTTTGGTCGTGCTTCTTTCGAATACGATTACATCATCGCCTTTTACGATAGCGGAAATATAGTTATAGGTATCTTCTTGCACAGCTTTAGCCTTAGCTTTTTCGATCAGCTCATTTATAATCCACTGTTGCGTACCACCAACGTGAATGACAGTCATTACTTGCGTGTGGCTGTACCACCCTTTGTGCGAATACGATATTCACAAGCTTTGCGATCAGCTTCATTCTTGATCTTTGCACACTCACGTTGTGCAAGAATTTGCTGCTGCTTGAGCTGTGAATGTTGAGCACTTGGAGATTGAGCAAATGCAGCTCCAGCAAACAACAACGATGATAGGACGAGAATAGTTTTCATATTACGCAGCCTTTTCATCATCAGACTCAACAGCAGTCAAACGACCTTCAATTAGCGTTTCGTATAGTAGGCGGAAATGCTGTTCTTCTTGTTGACGTGAAGCGTAGTCGTGCTTGTACATTGTATTAGCAAGACGACGGACAACCTTCTTATCAAGATTGTAGGTTTGAGCTGCGTCACCAATCGACTCTTTAATTTGCTCTTTGATCTGATCGATCTTCTCGAAATCATGAGTGATCGTTGCTAGCAAGGACTTGAACTTTTTGCGTTCTTCCACATTGGACAGAACATTCTTTCCCTGGCTTGGTGGTAGCGATGCGCGACGTTGCTTTGGTGCTTGTGCCATGTTTAGCTCCTTTATTATGTGATACAATAGGCGTAAATGATACTTTAGTCCAATCGGCAGATTCAGTCAACAGTCCGACTTGTTCATTGAAGGGGTGGATTCTTGATTGGATATGCTTGAACACACCTCTTGCATATGGGTTGATCTTAACGTTGCGACCATCAATAGCAGCATAGATTCCCATGTTGTATCCAGCAACGGTTTTAATCCAATCACCTCCAGCAAGCTCCCAATACTGCTTGAACAATAATGCAGCCAATCTAACACTTGCAGCATTGTTATAAATCAACAAGTGTTTGATTTCGCTATCCTTGACTTTATCGAGGTCGCGATCACCAAAGTACCGAGCAAAAACATCTGGATTATCGCGAAAGATTACACGAGCAGTTTCAACACGAATCTGCATCATTCCGTAATTTCTCGAGGGAAGTGTCTTACCGCCCTTAAACAATCCATCGCCACCGCTGCTTTCCTGCATTAATATCCCCTGCAGCGTTTCAGCGTGTTGCTCCATCCCCATGTCCTTACAAGTATCATACACTAACATCAAGTTTTCATTAACAACTGTTAGTGGAATCTCTTGGATTTGAGGTAGTGGCTGAATAGGAATCACTTCCGCTACGATTATCGTATCCGTATTTTCTATCTCTTCTGCATTTACCATCACGCTAAAAAGCGAAAGGAATAGCAGAGTAATAGTTACCCACAGATGGCTTTTCATAGTCATCTCCTTCTTTCATTATGAAGAGTTGTCGACTCTTCGGTTGTTTCGCTTCGCCAAACCTACCCCATGTAGGGAGCTAAGCTGTTTACGTGCTAACTTACGTCTTTGAACCAGGAGTTTATATCTCCTGGGAACTTCTCTGGCACATAGAGGTACGGGGAAGTTGCTGCCAAATGCAACCTCGCTTGATATAAGTCACCGGCAAAAATCCGTGACGTGATGTTGATGAAATTGGGGACACTTGGAAATAAAACTAGTGTACCACGCTGTGGATTAAATCCAAACTGCCACTGCGGGAACTCTAACTTACCACCATATACTTCGAAATCTTTTTCAAACGGAATATTGTCTTGATAATCAGCTAAGAACAAAATACCTGATATGTCTCGTTGCTTTGTTCTCAACCATTTCTTGCGAAGATAAGCACTATTTTCGCAAATAAAATCACCTTGGCTTTGCTCGGGGAACCACTCAAAATTAATCGGTTGTTCCGTTCCTTTATACTCAAAACCATAATATGCTTCTAACGTTGGGATGTATGGGAGCAAGCGCTCAAATATGATTTCCTGATACTTGTCATTTGTCCGTACAGTCTTTACCTCGAGTCCTTCGTTGTTTTGCTCAGCAACGAGAAAACCCATCTCATCGACGATTTCTTCGCAGAGGAGAGGGGAGATAAAATTCTGTACAATATAAAATGGCGATTTAGGCGGCATTAGTCAATCCTATTAATGGCTTCTGTTTTCAGATATGTGATGAAATCGGCGAATGTTAGGTTGTTCTTTTCCATCAACCTAATCGTTTGCATAATTTGCATTTCTACATCCTCAGGCATTGTTGCCATATTAGGATTATCATTGGGTTCGTTATTAATGTCAACTACAAAATTACCTTGTTTGATCAAATTCTGACCAATTAGGACCATACTATCCATATGAGATCTGTCGTTAAGGTTGAAAACTGCATCACGAAGATTAACACCATTAATCGTAACGTCTAATTTAACTAGTACACGTGGTTCTGTTCCACCGTCTGCCGATGAAACGTCTTGCTGACCGACTGTATCAAGTGTCAGGACACCATTTGATAGTTCAGGAGAACGGAAAGAAACACGATTTCCCTGAACTTTAATATTTGTTGCATTCAACGAAGACGTTGTTGCACCTGTATCTACTTTTCCTTTGACAGACTTTTCAAAACCACTAAAACGAATATCAACGTCTTGTCCAACGCGGTGTTCACCGTTGTTAGATTGTCCTGATTGTTCAACAGACTCATTCCAGCGTTTTTGACGTGGCATTGCATTAAGCTGTTCTAAATCGTCTAAAGACCGAACAATGTGCGATGCTTGACTTGCCATCGTATCGAATGTTTTACGGAGTTGACCAGAAGCAATGGCATCCTTAAAGTCCTTTGCCATAACTTTTTGTGTGTCACTACGTTGTAGCAACAGCTTGATCGTATCGATTCCGCTTGTCACGTTGTGCCACAACAATTGTTCCTTATCCATTACTTCTTCTCCAACGATTTGTAATAGGTATTTATGCGTTTCACGAGTGGTTCAATCCAATCATCTACGTTCTGTTTAAACATTAGCGGAACCGCTCCTCGCTCGACACTCATCAAAATCACGATCTGATCTATTTTAATTCCATACATTTCCTCAAACATTAGTGCGTATGCTGTCGTTTGGAGATAGTAATCTTCAACCATCTTGCTATCTTTGTTGTTGTTCGATGTTTTAAAATCAATAATAGCAAGCTTACCGTCGTATTCTGCAATGCAGTCAACTCGCCCAGCAACCTTCAACGTATCACTGTACAATGGTGCTTCTTGAATGTAAATGTTGTTTATCTTACGCAATCTTACTTTAATAGCGTTGAATTCACCGACAAGCTCAATCTTTTGACCAGCTGTTGGCTCTTCTTCGTTATTGAGAAACTTCTCGATCATCAAATGGACAGCTGTTCCACGATCAGCAGCTCGCTTCATCTCTTTATCGGCCTTTTCAATCCCCATAGACTGTCGCCATTCTTGAAGCCACGTCTTATCGCCAGCACCAAGTAACGTTGTGATTGAAGGATATTTGTTTCCGTTAGGAGTCGTATAGAAGCGTCCTTTCGGACCATCCGAAGATTTAATATTTGGTACCTGCTTGACTATATCAACGTGAGTAAACATATCGTTTACATCGATGGTGCAGCCGTTGGTCCAGAACTGAACCCAGTAGAACCTAAACCTGTTTGAGTTTGTTGTGGAGCCATTTGCTGTGGTTGAGCCTGTTGTGGTGTTTGTTGAGGTTGTGTCTTTTGCTGACTTTGTTGAGCAATCAATTGCTTATTTAACGTCATTAGCTTTGCACGAAGTTGATTGATCTGACGATCTAGTGGAGCTGTCATCTGAGTCTTTTTACGCTCAATGTCATTGATCTGCCCTTGAAGGGTAGTAATATCTGTATTCGTCTTTGCAGCTGGATCAGCAGATGCATCTTCAACTAAATTTAGATATTGCTTAAATGATGGTAACATTATCGGATCTTCTTCATAACAGCATCTGCAATTTCACGAGCATTTACACGTGATGTTGGAAGATCAAACTCTTCATCCTCATCGTCTGCACCTTCTGCGTGTTGATCAGCGAAGCCTTCTTCACCTTTCTCTCGTGCCATTTCATGCTTCCATTTTGCTAACTTTGCTAACTGCTTTGCTTCTTTTTCAGCATCTTTCTTGGACTTGTAATAGTCATCCATATCAAGGATCTCTTCTTCTTGCTTAACTTTTGCTTCTGATTGACGCGTTGTAAGATCAGCCTCACGAGACTTTGCCTCCGCTGTGCGAGCATCTGCCTCGGCCTTGCGGGCCTCTGCATCAGCTTTCATTGCATCAATAACAGCCGTTAGAGCAGAAGTAGCAGACATTTCCTCACCGCCTTCACCGCCAAGGCCATTCATGTCTTCACCACCCTCTTCACCTTGACCAGCGGTCATTTCT